GCTGCTGAAAAGAAAGAATTAAAGGAATTACAAAAGAAAAAGAAACAAAAGGAAATTCAGAAATTAAGAGAAGAAGTCGCAGAAGAACCTAAACCAAAACCAGCACCAGCACCAGCACCAGCACCTAAACCTCAATATAATTCTCTTCAAGATCTGCCGGCGGAATTATTGATAAAATTACAAGAAGCTGCTATTGAAGGATATGATACTAAAAGAAAAGCAAGAAAGGCAAAGAAGAAAGAAGAAGAAAGTAAACAATCTGAAATAAACCATTTCAAGAACATGGTTCAGAATGCTGTCGAACCTAAACAACCGGCACGCTATGGTGAACAAGGTTTTTTTAGTCATTTATGGTAAATTTGGAAGTGTCCACAAAAATGTCCCAAAGTCCCCAATGTCCCCAAAATCAAATCAAATATTTGTGAAATGATTTTATAGAAAATGGGTCGCACAACTTTTATTATTTTTAGAAATGATTTCATATTTTTTTGAGGACTTTGAGGACACTTAATATTTTATGTATATATAATTATATTCTTTTCTTATACTTTATGACGCGTTATGGTCATAAAGGTTAAGTGTCCCCAAAAATGAAAAGCCAAATATTTTTGAGGACACTGTCCTCTTTTTTGAGGACACCTCCAAATTTTTGAGGACAGTTTCGAAAAATATTATATTTCTTATTTTATAAATGACAATACCAAAAATAATCCACCAAATTTGGATTGGTGATAAACCAATGCCTATAAACGCAATGAATACTGTAAAGAATATGAACCCTGATTATGTTTATATGTTTTGGTGCGAAAAAACAATTGAAGACAATTTAAAGATCCACCCAAGATATCAGAGAAAGATAGAAGAACATACAGCAATATGGGGTAAGGCAGATATGTATCGATATTTAATATTAGAACAATATGGCGGAATATATGTTGACGCTGATATGGTATGTATAGAACCCTTTGACGATTTCTTATTGAATAAAGCATTTTCTTGTTTTGAGAATGAAGTTTTAAGACCAAATTTAATAAATACTTGCTTTATGGGATATCCAAAAAACCATATTATACCACAGACAGCTATACAATGGATAATGGATAATAATGTAAATATTGAAAAGACAAAAACAGAAAGTTGGATATTGGTTGCTGGTGGTTTATTATCTCGTGTATATTATGAGTTAATACCTGATAAATCTGTTATGGATATATTACCGAGTTATTTATCACAACCTGACCACCATACAGGAACAAAATATAAAGGACATGGTAAAGTGTATACTGTTCACGAATGGGGGAGCACTAAAAATAATTATAATGAAATAAATAATGTAAAGATACCTGAACACCACAAACAACCCAAGGTATGGATAGATATTGAAATACCAAATGATATTAATGAAAAAAGATTAAAAGAAATATTAAAAGGGATAAAGAGTATGGAGGGTCATTTTGGTATCAATATTAAATGTGAACAAGATATCAAAAAATATTTAAATTCTATGAGGTTCGTAAAAAATATGATTGTTATATAATAAATGACATATAAACACGATTTCAATAAAAAGTATGGTTTCAAAAAAGAAGAAGATCATTCATTAAGTGAAATTTCAAAAATAACAGGATATCAATTGAAAGGTATTCAAACCATATACAATAAAGGGATTGGTGCGTATAAAACAAATCCAAGTTCAGTAAGACCCAATGTTAAATCGAAAGAACGCTGGGCTTACGCAAGGGTATATGCGGCAATTAATCCTAAATCAAAAGCCCATAAGATAGATAAAGTCCATTTAATAAAGAAAAAAAAATAATGTGAAATAGATTATAATGTATATCAATTGTTGTTGTTTTAGAATTTGTATTTGGTTTTGGGTTAAGAAAAATAAAAAAAAATCTAAATAATAATATACAATGAGTAAACCCTTAAAAATATTAAAGGTTGTTGACCCACCAAATCAAAAGATAAAACCACTACACCCAAATTTACCTCAACCCAATTCACTTGTTCTCATGGTTATGCCGACGAAAACTGGTAAGTCGACGATTATCTCCAATATGCTTTTAAATAAAGATTTCTATGGACAAGATTATTTTGATTATGTAAAAATAATTAGTAATACAATTAATAATGACCAAACTTCGAGGTTCTTAAAACAAGCATTTGATTGTGAAGATCATTATGACGATACTATGATACACGACCTTGTAAAATCACAATCACAATATGAACGAGAAGATATGCCGTCTGTATGTTTAGTTCTTGACGATTGTTTAGGTGATAAGACAACTGCGTTAAATAATATTAGTTCAAGATATCGACATTCAAATATTCAATTACTAATTATTTCAACGCAATTGTTTCGAAAAACTTCTCCAACAATTAGAGCTAATGCGAACTGGGTATTGATAGGTAAATTAACAAATGAAACTGAACTTGAAAAAATATCAGAAGAATATTCAGGTATGTTTGGAGGTGATAAGAATTTCAGAGATATGTATAAGAAAGCAGTATCTAAAAAATATAATTTTATGACTTTAAAGTTAACAGAGAACCCTGCCGAGATATGGATAAATTTTAATGAGAAAATCTATCCTCCTGAAAACATGACAGAGGAACAAGAAGAGGAATAATTTATTCATTATTTATTTACAATAAATAAAAAAAATAATTTAATTATTATAAAATGGAATTTGTATCAGCCGACCGTTCAAGAGACGCAGAGTTTCTTTCAGGACTTCAAAACTACAATCAAGAGGTATTTGCTAATAATAAAGATATTGCGGCACAAATAGACGAAAGTAAAGATCAATTAGACAAAGATATATCGAATGCCGAACAAGTAGCAGACCTTGCTACTCTAAAAACCTCAGGGGGACTTGCTGGAATAGGTGCTGGTGCTGTTGAAAGGGTTGATAGAGGAGTAAAAGAGTTTCGTAGTTATAAAGAAAAAGCAGCAGCAGCAAAAGACGCAGCAGAACAACTTGCTCGTAGGGGTGGTGCTGTTGAAGTCCCAGTAAGTGCCGCAGAAGAACTTGCCGGACCAGGAGGTAGATTTACAAGTATAACAAATTTATTGGGAGACCCAAGAGCAGAAAGAGAAGCAGAAGCTTCATTTGAAGCAGAACAGAGAGGTATTCAACAAGTATACAGAAGAGGAGCAAGACCTGTATCTCCAACAAGGACAAGACCACAAGCATTTACAGAACAAGAACAAAGAGAATTTAGAAGTGCGGTTGAAGAAAGAGGAGCAGCAAGAGAAGCAGCAGCAGCAGGTGAAGGAGCGGCAGAAGCAGGGGCAGAAGGAGCAACAAGAGCAGCAGTAAAGGCAGGAGCAGAAGGAGCAGAATTAACTGCTGGTAAGGTTCTTGGAAAACTCGCAGGAGGTGTGGCTCGTGGGGCAGGTGTGGCTGGTGCTTTTGTATCTGCTGGTTCGGCAGTTGAAGGATTAATCGAAGGTAAGAAATTTAAATTGAGTGAACAAGGAGCAGAGATTGGTGGAGCAATACTGGATATTTTAGGCACAGGAGCAGAGTTTATACCTGGTGGTCAATTAATTGGTGTTGGATTACAACTTACTGGAACAGCATTATCCGGTTTAGGAGCGGCAGAAGAAGCACTGGATATTGAACCTTCAAAAGCAAAAGCAAAACAAGAGGCACAAGATATTCAAGCAAAGACACAGCAAGATCTTGAAGCACAAAGACAAAAGGCATTAACTGGTATTACAACGGCAGCACAAGGAGGGGCAGCTGTTGCGAGACAAGTTCAATAATTTAATTTATTTTTTTTCATAATTTATTTTTAAAAATTTTATATATTAAATTATATAAAATGAGTAAATCTTTTTGGAAGGCAGAGAGCACAATCCCTATTGTTCAAACTTCGAAGGCAATCACTGCCCTCAATGGTCTATCTTTTGAAGGTGGTCAAGAATTGCGTATTCGCGTCCCACCAACTACAAAGTTCTTTCAACCCAAAGAATGTTATCTTCAAGCAGATATTAAATTAAAGGGTGGAACGGCTACTGGTGAAGCAACAAAGCTTCAACTTGACCCTCACCTCGGAGGACAAATTTTAATCAAGGATATTCGTATCTATACTTCGGCAGAGAAGGGTTCTGTATTACTTGAAGAAATACAGGGCTACAACTCCATGGTTTCAGTTATGAGAGATTTTGATACGAATGACAGTGAAAAGAAGAAGAGAGCATTGACAGAAGGAGCTACTATTTGGTTGCCCAATACTCGCGGAACGCAAGGGACAACTAAATCAGACGCTGCGAATATTCTTGATAATCCTTATTTTAAACAAGACCCACTTACAGCCGATAATAAAAGAACAGCATTCAGTAATGACAGTTTTACAACGGCAAAATTATGTCTACCATTAGAAACCGGTATATTCAGGTCTGACCGTGTATACCCCAATATTCTTACTGGTCTTGAAATTGTTATCACTCTTGAAGACGCTGGTAAATGTATTACACAGCTTGATAGTGTTATGAGGGGTCGTCGCCTTGCCCTCAATCCAGTATTCTTATCTCGTAATGGTTCAACGGCTGGTGCTGACGCTAATATAGCAAATGGTAATACAATTGCGAAAATTCACCTTGCCTCCGATAATTCACAGACTACACCGGCGAATTGTCCTTTCTGTGTAGGTGAACGCGTTGCTATTGTATCGGCAGATAATGCTTCATTACTAACAACTGATAAAGATCTTGTTATTGAACAAATTAATACTAATGCCTCCGGCACTGAAATTACATTTAATCCTGCTGACGCTGTATCAACTTCTGCTGATACTTTCACGGCAAATTCAGGAGCATATGTTGTATCTATGGCGGCAACTACAAGAACCGGAGCGTCAAATGCTGATTATAAACCTTCTTATACTTTAAGCAATGTTGAACTTGTTTGTCAAGAAGTAGATATGGGTAGTGGATTTGAAAGCGACATGTTAAAAGCAATGAAAGAAAAGGGTGTAATTGTTCAAGATATTCTATCGTGTCAGAATTACAGATATTCTTCACAGTCAGGTGAAGTCGCCCTTAATATTCGATTACCTCTAAATAATGCGAGAGGTAAGGCAATTGTTTCTCAACCTACTGACGCAACAGTATATTCTGACAGTCAGAGAGTATCCGGAACTGGAACATATGCTATCGGCGGAGACGCAGCTGATAAGACTATGAATGAAGCGTGTGCTGGTCTACGCGGTATATCTGATTATATTTCGGATTATCAGTTCTTATATGACGGTCGTCTACAACCTTCTCGTCCAGTCCGTTGTTCAAAGACTTCTTCTAAAACCTCGATTGACGCACAGCCATTGATTGAAAGCACCAAGGCTCTCGTCCAATCGGAAATTTCTGCGAAGTCTCTTGCTTGTTATAATAGCAACTGGTTAGTATCTCGTGCCCTTGCCCTTAATAAGGGTGTATATGATACTCGCAATAAAGATTTCAATATTCAAGTAAATTACAATGGAACTACTCCAACAAAGAATAAGTTATGGAACAATTTTGTCTTTCATTTAAGAAGGATCAATATTCGTGGAGACAGTGTTGCTGTTGAATATTAAAGTAATTTATTTTGTTTAATTTTTGTTTTTAAATTTTTATAATGTATTAAATATTATAAAATGAGTAATCGCTATCTTTCAATAAAACCAAGTAATTCGAATGCTTCTCAATCGTATCGCGACGGACGACCGGTTATAAGCTTCACTATTGCTGAAAGTGAAAGTGTTCTTGTCCCTTCTTCTGTTCGTTTCTGTGGTAAACTCCATGTATACAAAAACTCTGCGAGAGCAAGAGTTGAAGGTGCTGACACCCTCGCAATGGACAGTCGCCTTGGAATTTGGTCAGTTCTTGACCAAGTAGTTTTAAGTTCTGCTACCTCAAAGCAGACTATTGAACATATTAGACACGCAAATCGCTTTTATTCTTCATACCTTGGGTTAACCAGTTCTGAACAATCTCTAATTGGACATTTTGGTGAAAGTGGTCTATCACTACCAAGCACCAATGGACAGAAGGTTTCTGTTGTTGAAGAAGAGGGCACGAATACCAATGAGTTCTGTATTCATATCCCAACTGGATTGCTTATGGGCACTTCGGCAATCCCACTCTCTCGCACCAGTGGTATTGGTGGTCTAACAATTGACCTTCACCTCGCACCTGATAGTATGGTTCTATTTGATACTGCTGGGGACGCTTCTTCAAGTGGTCTCACAGACGCATTCTATGAACTAACTGATTGTCAATTAATATGTGAAACTCATTCACCAAATGCCGAGGATATGGCTAAAATGAGAGATATGGGTGGATTTGAATATAATTCTATTTCAGGATATTATTCTACTATTAACTCCACTAACGCAAATATTAACTTTTCTCTTGGATTATCGAGAGTTGAAAGTGTATTTATGAATTTTATTAATAGTTCATATTTGAATAATCTTGACCAAAACTCTTTACAGACTATCAACCCATTGACTTCTACTGGCGCAATTGCTGACATTGAGCAAGTTGTATTTACAAAGGGGGGATCAAGATATCCTCTTGACTACAATATTGATACTCAATATAAAGAAGATAATTCGAATAAAAAGGTTGACCCACAAGTTATTAGAAATTTTATGAATGCCGTAATCCCATACACTTCTATCAGCCATACCTCTGTATCCCCTGTCAATACTAATAAGAGATACACTACTAATGATAACAGTGTTCTTGAAGGAGGTTCTCTGTATGGTGTCGGAGTAGCGTATGATATTATTGGTTCTCCGGCAGGTGGTAATTTCTCACAGGACGCATGGGGAGTTCAAATGGATTTGGGTCTAACTGACGATAATCCAGTATCGGCATTTATCTTTGTTCACGCCAAAAATACTGTTCTATTTAAAGACGGACAGATACAAGTTGTTTCGTAAATTAAAATCTATACTTAATTTTTTAAAACTTTTTTTAATAAATTTTATATATTAAATTATATAAAATGAGTATGTCAATCCCTCCAATGCTTCAACCTGGTGTAATTGGTTCGAACCCTGAACAGCGTATTGATACTGATATCCTTGAACCTGTAATTTTTACTGAAAGTTTTATTCGTTATGAATTACAGAATAAGGGTCTATTAAATCCTCAATCTCGTCTTACTTTTTCATTAAGTGGACATGGAGATCACGATAGTTTCTTTCCCCTTGGTGTAGGTGTTGGTTCTCTAATTGATAGAGCCACTCTCAAAATTGGTGGTAAAACTATTTGTGAAATTCAGGACTTCAACTTTTATCAAGCATACAAGTCAATGTTTATTGACCAGGCTGTAATTAAAGAAAGAGAACAATACAGTTCGGCAAGGTGTATGAGCAATTCTGTTGTATACAATAAGGATAATGTTGTTTCTGAAAAAGTATCGATTGATAATGGTAAGGAGTTTGTAATGAATGCTACTGATACCAATAGTGAATTAAGAACTCATACCTTTCAAAGACTACCCAAACAACCGGTTTTCTCTATAACGCTCGACGACCTATTTCCAGCAATCCGTGGTATCCAGTTGCCCCTCTTCATGTTAAGAAGCGACCAGGCAGTTCAACTTGAATTAACGCTTTCAAATAGTGTTGGTGAGCGTGCTTCTATGTCTTCCGCTGGTGATAATGCTGGTCATTCCTTCACCCTTGACCAAACTGAATGCCGTATGATTGCTGACTATACATTCCTTGACGGAGACGAAATGAATGAATTTGCTCGTGCTAATAGTGATTTTTCATTTATGTTCCTTGAACCTCGTCTCACCAAGACGACCCTTGCTGACCAAGCTGCGGCAAGAAATCAGGTCAGAAATGTAGGTGGTGCTGGTCGTTTAGTATCCAAAATGTTTGTAGGTGTATCCTCTGATAAAATGAGTGTTCATTTTGGTGCGTCTCAAACCGGAGATCAAAAGACCCTATTAAATAAATATCGTGGGGTTGCCTGTGAACTAACAGGCACTCGTGCCGCTGGTGATTTGAGCTATGGTAAACTTGTATCGAATGTTAAGAAGAATGACGAGTTCTTATATCCACTTGACAGAGAAAACTCTGCCCTTCATTTCCATGGTGTATCTGATACAGAAGGTTCTCCTCCTCATATCACTCGTGCTGAATATGCGAGAGGAGGCGATAGTATGGTTGCTCGTAAATTTGAAGGATACCCAATGAATGGTGCGAATGAATTGACTGGTCAGTTCTTCTACAATGCTTATCGTCTCAATGACGGTGAGCGAGTAGATAGCCGTGGTCTTGAACTACACCACAAATATCAGGATCTTGCTGCGGCAGAAGCTCCCTATACTTCTCGCTGCTGGATTGAGGTTCAGAAGGTAATGAGAATGAAGGACGGAGTTGTTGATTGTTATTACGCTTAAATAAAGAGTGTCCCCAATGTCCTCAATGTCCTCAAAAATTATTAAAATATTTATGATTTTCAAAAATACAAAAAGGAGGC